GCTCATTGAGTCTTCAGCAGCTAACATTACACAAAACGGTAAAGAAGTTATCTTCGATACTCACATTGGACGTAACCAGGGAATCGGTGCACGTGGCGTTCGCGAGAAGCTACCAGTTGCTGGAGCCCAGAAGTACAAGCAAGCTCACCTATACCTCACAAACCTATACGGTTCTATTGAGGTTGACGGACAGCTATTCGAGCAGGCATCCGAGAACTACCAAGCATTCATCAACGTTGTTGACAACGAAATCAAGGGTCTAAGAAAAGACCTAGCTAACGACCTAAACCGTCAGGTTTACGGAGATGGCACAGGTAAGTTGGCAGTGGTAGTTTCACAGCCTTCTGCTACAACCTTGACCGTTGACACCGAGCACTACCTACAGGTCGGAATGACTTTCGACGTTGTTGACCCAACAACTGGTGTAAAGCAGCAGTCAGGTGCAGCAAGCACACTAGAAATCACAGCAATTAACGAAACCACTAACACAATCACTGTAACCGGTACCCTAGGAACCTTCACCACTAACATCAACGCTGGCGACTACCTAGTCCGTTCTTCCAACGGAGTAAACTCCTTTGGTAAGGAATGGACCGGTCTAGGTGCAATCGTTAAGGCGTCTGGTACTCTACACGACATCGATCCAGCTACTTACCCAGTATGGAAGTCAACAGAGGTGGCTCTTGGAACTCCAGGAACCGCAACTGGCGCTCTAACTGAGTTGGCTTTGATTAACCTAGTACAGAAGGTAGACAAGCAGGGTGGCGACGTGGATGTAATCCTAGCCTCCCCAGGTGTCTTCAACGCTTACTGGGATCTACTACAGGGCCTACGTCAGTTCACCAACGGTGCAACCCTTGAGGGTGGTCAGCGTGCGTTCTCATTCGACGCAGTTGGCAAGCCAATCAAGTTCGTATCGGACTACGCAGCTCCAACTAACACCTTGTACGCGCTAAGCTCGAAAGAGATTGTGGTTAACCGCAAGCGCGACTGGGCATGGATGGACCGCGATGGTTCTATGTGGTCACGTGTCGCAGACACCGACGCATACGAAGCACGTTACTACCAGTACTCTCAGCTAGGTACCTACCGCAGAAACGCACACGCGGTACTATCTAACATCACCGAGAAGTAAACAGTAAATAATTGCCCGTGGGGATAGACCCGTCTCATCTATCCCCACGGGTTTTACTTTATACTTAACTTAGGAGGCAATAAATATGAGCTATATAGAATTTGACAAGATTGACGGGCTATACTCAACGGATCACCGTAGGGTTGCTGAGGTTATTCGGGACCTTTTTCCGACAGTTAGATTAATCCGAGTAGATTCGCTACATCCATCTTTTGATCCAGAACGGCCATTTGCGCTAGTAGATGAGCCCCACATGCTACCTCCGTACGTAATCAGGTACATGCGGGAGTCTGAAGTGGATCAAAGGCTTGTTGCTTGGCTTGTAGAAAACAACATGCACGACCCAAACTCAAAAGTAAATAGGCTTCAGATTTTAGAAATGGCTGAAGCCGCCATGAAGGCCAAGCGTGAGCTAGAATGGATGGAGGAAAAGAAGGACATGATGAAGTCCATCGTAAGTTCCCGCAAGAACGAATACCGCCACAATGGAAAGGTACTTAGGAAGTAATGCCAGCAGAACTATTTACTAAAACTGCCCTAGACGTCATAACCCGCGTTAAGACTCAGTTTGGAGACTCCTCTGGAGCCCAGATCACCGATGAGGCGATTATTCGCTGGATCAACGATGGCCAACAGGAGATCGTAAACAATAACGCAATTCTAAAAGACGTCAAGTACTCAAACGTTGTAAAGGGTCAGGCTGAATACAGCTTCCCAACTGACAAGGTTCAGTACATTGAGGCTGTTTCGGTAAATAACAGACCGGTAAGAAACCTTTCTGCTCAGGGAGCTAGAGAGTACATTCTTCAGCAGGACCCTCAGTCAGAGCAAAAAGCAGACATGCCACTTATCTGGTACGAGCGTGCCGGCATAATTACTTTTTACCCAGTCCCAGACAAAGATTACACAAACGGATTAAAGCTCGAATACGTTAAGATGCCTACCGATGTAACCACATCAGCAAGCGCCTTAGCTATTCCAGACCGTTACCTTAATGAGCTTGTTAACTACTGCATGATTCAAGCTCTTGAGTTTGACGAAAACTACGCAGCTGCACAAGCAAAAGCTGGACAGTTTAGAGAAGGCCTAGACCGCATGTATCTAAAGGAGAACCTGTCACAGAACGATCTGTACGAGCAGATCCTACCGGACCCGTTGGATTATGTCTGATATAGTACGGGAACGCTCTGCCGTACTAAATAACTTCTCCGGAGGTCTAAACAACTTCTGGGATCCTTCGGCTATTGCTGAGACAGAAGTTCCATTCCTGCAGAACCTAGAATTTTCGCCAACTGGTGCTTTGTCCTCTAGGCCTTCTATATTTGACACGGGTACAACCTTCCCTGAAGCCAACACATTCTTTAACATTCTCGGTTACTACGTGTCTCAAAATGGTACGCGATCCGCAATAGTTGTATCTCCTACTAAAACATACGTTTGGAACTTGGCTAGCACTTGGACTGAGATTTGGAATTTTCCTGCAGCTGACTTTGTGCAGTATCAAGACTATGTAATTATGTGCCGTATCAACGGTGCAGGTGCGTACTGGAACGCCAACGGAGCGCCAGGATATAACGCCGGTACTGGGCTTTGGACCGTAACGGGATCAAACACTTCTACAATTGCAACCATGCCAGCCGGTAGGGGTATCGAGCTACACCAAGAACGCTTATTCTTGTTTGGCCCACTAGACAGCGCTTCTCAATCAATCATGTACTGGTCAAACATCTCGGGAGAAATAGACGGATTCCCTGGTAAGGACTGGCGCTGGTGGGAATCTGCAACCAACCTAGTTTCCGTAAATGGCGGAGATGGCCAATGGATCACTGGTCTAGTTGCTGGATACAACGACATTACAATTTTTAGAAACGCCTCAACGTTTAGATACACATTTAGCGAGCTTCCAGAAGAAGGAGTCATTGCTAAAGTGCAGGACGGTATTGGAGCTGAAAACCAATACTGTATAGCACGTTACGAGAACAGCCTTTTTGTACTTAGTGCTGATCAGCTATACCTTTACAACAATGGAAACTTCACATCCTTAAACGATCAAAAAGTTAGGTTTGAAGAAGCTGCCGGGTCTCAGAACTTAAAGATCCGTTACTCGGTATCAATACTTGGTTCTCGAGCAATAGTTAATTACGGTGGTTCGATTTATGTTGCCCAGCTTAAAACCGGAACATGGTCAACTTGGAAATCAAGCACTGAAATCGGTAGATTAGTACAGGTCCCGACTCAGGCAAATAACATTGGCGAAGCTAAGTTTGCCTATGGTGTTTCAGCTAGCGCAACTGCTGCAAAATGGAAAATGTACAAAATGATTGATCACACACACGATGATAGTGATCCTGAAACTATTGAGTGTATTTTGCGTACTAAAATCTATGACTTCCAATCCCCCACCGAATGGAAAAGAATGTACTGGTGGGCCGCTGACGTAATGGCGTCTGGTACCGTCACAGCAAAAGCTTTCCCTGTATCCCTATCAGCAACACAGGCAAGCTGGGATGCCTTGGATTACTCGGGCGCGGGCGACACCGAGTTTATTACATGGGATAAAGCAGATGGTGTTTGGGATAACCCTACGGCTACAGCAAGCTTTGTGTCCACCCTAGTAGACACTGGATACACCTACAAACAGCGCCTAAGCCTTAAACTGGACCACGGACTACGCTTCCGTAGGGTATACTTTGAATTGTACTTAAACTGTGACGGGACAGTTGATACATCGCCAGCCCAGATATTTAGCATTACTCCGATGATTGGAACAAAAGCTAAGACGTCAGACAGGACAAGTTAATGCCTAACACAGGTCAATACAATCCTTTCGCTGCCGGCAAAAAGGTTTACGGATCCGGTCGCTACAACCCAACAGCCGGTCCAGTTGATAAAACTGGATATGCTGACCGTGAAAGAAAAAGAAAAGTCAAGTTGAACGCTCTTGGAGCCAGAACTAAGGCAAATCAAAAAGGTGCCTTTGCTAGCTCCAGTGTCTTAAGGTACGGTAAATAATGGCAACTACAGGAAGCGCTGGTGCAGCCGATCCAATGGCTAGCATTCTTAACGACCCTTTATACCAAGAAGCTTTAAAGGCTTATTACAACGAAACCTATATTCCTGGTCTTACCCAAAGCCAGTACAACATTGGGCAGTCAAAGTCTAGATTAGTTGAAAACGACTTAACCCGCGCCCAAGCTCAAAGAGAAGCTATTCAAAGAACCGCTGGTGGATATGCTTCCCGTGGCTTTAGATCTCCAAAGATGGTTACAAAAGACTTTGCTGGCATTCAGGGTAGAACCGCTGCTCAGCGCAGGGAAGAAGAGGCTGGCATAAACGCTCAGCAAAACCAGCAAGATGTTCTTTACGGAGCAAATCCAAACCTAGGGGGCTTCTTCAAAGACCCTACTAGCTATGGATCAATCGGTGCTGGTGCTCGTCGTGCATCTTTGGCTGAGCTATTTAGCTTGACCGACAAGTACAAAGAACTAGGATTAGGATACTAACATGAGTCTTTATGGTGATACTGGAAATTCTTTTAAGAACAATCCAATAGCAGACTTTTTTGCCGGACTAGGACAGTTTGGAAAAAAGTTTGGAGAAGTTAGTCAGCAAACACAAAGAGCTCAAGTTAACCCTTACGGTGTGCCAGCTAAACCCGCACCGCCAAAGCCTGGTGCTGGTGCCGGAACTGGTTTTGGTTCTGGCCCAAGAAGCGCTGATGGTCGCGATGGCTGGGACGGTAAGAGAGTAGGTGTTGTTACTCCAACTCCTACTCCTGGTGGCCTTGGTGGACCTGGCGCACCTGCAGGAGATCCAACTGCTGCAATATTTGATCCTCTGTTTGCTTTAATTGAAAAGCAAAGAGCAGCTGCAAATAGTCGCTACGCTGCAAACAAAGGTGAGATTGAAAACATATTTGGTCAGCTAACTACTGCAAGAAGAAGCGACGTAGCAAGCACAACCGCAGCATACAATGCACTTTCAAGTGCTGCCGCATCTAGATCTACTGCAGTTAACGCAAATATTGACGCCTCTGAAGCTGCAAGACTTTCTGGTAACGAAGCAGTACTACAAAGCATGGGACTTGGTGATGTTTCTTCAGCTCGTCTGGGTGACGTAGCTTCGGAGCAGGCTGCAAGCGCAAAAAACGTTGAAGGCGTAAACTCTGCAAACTGGCAAGGATTACTTAGCGCAATGGGAGCAAACGCTCAAGACGTTATCTCTCAGGATGTTCAGAGCTATGGATACCAGCAAGGTAGAGATATACAGAGTCTTCAGCGTGATCTTCAGAATTACCAACAGTCTCTAGACACCGGTGAGTTCCAAACTAGAGCCAAGGCTGCCGAAGCTAAATTCCAGTATGGCGAATCTCAGAAAGCCGCACAAGCATCTGCTGCAGCAGCCTTGGCTAATGCAAAAAACGCAGCCGATAAGTTTGCTGCTGAGCAAGCTCAAGAATTACTTAAAAATGCTGATCCGCTTACTAGAGCAATTGCTCGCGGAACACAGGCAGGATACCCTAACTTTAACCCTACAAAAGTTGAGCAGGCCTACTTTAACTGGATGTCTACTCGCGGAACTAGCCCGACCTCAGCGGGATTGACACAGTGGAACAAAGTAGCAGCTACTGCCGATGCTACAAAATATGCGGGTGGTCAGTTATCTGAACGGGAAATGGGCGCACTTATCGAAGCCATCGCTAGTAGCTTTTAATATAGTAGGATTTAGCTATGGCCCTAAACCCTGAGATACTCAAAGCACTTGCCGGCGCTTCCGGTAAAACTTCTGGCGCTTTCAACGCTGAAGCAGCTAACGCCGGCATGTCAGCCAATCAAAAAACTGGGGCATGGAATCTTGGCCAGTCGATCATTGACATACTTTCTACAGGAGGATATGCTTCAGCTGGTATCACTAGAAAGGTGGGCGAAAATGTTTCCGCTATCCAGCGTGGCGATCTTGGTGGTCTGCTTGATCTTCTTAATCCGTTATCTGTTCCCGGGGCAGCGGTAAAGGGTGTTCAGGAACGCAGAACTTATAGTGAGAACCTTCGCGATCTAGGCGTAGACAAAAACGTTTCAACATGGTTAGGCCTTGCACTTGACATTGGTCTAGACCCAACAACTTACATTACTGGCGGAACTATCGCCGGTGTAAAAGGTGCTGCTGCAGGAACACGATTAGCATCAGCTGCGAATAAAGCAAATGCCGTAGTTGTTCGCTCTGCTACTGAAGCTGCTGCAATGAATCTACCGGACGTTACTCGCGCTTTTGTCCCGGTTGCAGAACCGCTTACTCAGGGACAAAAACTTGGAAACTATTTAACTGGAGTTCTTCGTGGTTATGACTTTAAGCGTGCTGAGCGTGCTGCTGACATAAGCAATAAGAAAATAAATAAAGAGGCTCGTAAATACGCAAAAGAAACTGGCGACGTTACTTATGCTATTGGTGCGGTAAAAGCTGGAGGAAACCTAGGAAAAGCTGCTACTAGTGCAATTAAAAACGAGACTGCCTTAATAAACAGAGCTAAATTTATGGAAGCTGTTTCAAAAAGTACTGTTCTGCAACAGCGATACTCTAAGCGTTTTGACAAGCTTAAGACTCAAGTTAAGACTCTAGAGGACACCCGCTTTACTGATCCAAAGACCGGGAAAAAGGTTGACGCTGCAAAGGCTAGCGAATCCGCTAAAGTTGCTCAACTTGAAGATGCCGCACAGATTACTCCTCCAGTGGCTGTTGAAGAAGCTTTACCTGCTGTACCGGGCAGCGCACAGGATATACAGGATACTGTTGCTGCAAGTAATAGTCTAAAGAGCGCAGAAATAGTTGACGCAATAAACGCAAGCAAAAAGACTCGTTCTGCGATAAGTCGTCAAGCTAGCAAAATTAAAAGTTCTTACTCTCAGATAGAGACCGAGATTCTCGATTACGCAAACAAAGTTATTGACCCTAAGACAGGTAAGAAGCTATCCGAATCAGCTACGACAAAAGAAGAACTTTTAGATTACATTTCCGCAGAGCTCGCAGCTGGCAGGTTGAAGCCCACCGCAAACAGACTTGAAAGATTTGCTAAAGCAATAGGAACCACTAACGATCCAGCGCAGACAACTGTTGAGCTTGTAAATAAGACACTAATCAAAATGTCGAAAGACTTTAAAAAATTAGCAGACCTAGAAGAGGAAGCTAGTAGCTACGCTAGATTCCTTGAAAGCAAGGGAGTGAACGCTACAACCGAGAACGCTGCTGCTGCAATTGGAATAGTTAACGCTCCTGAGGTGGGAAAGATTGTTGAAGAAGCAATGGATCTTGAGGGTGAAGTTGATAAACAGATCTCCGATATCATCGATGAGGTTGTAAGCGGTACGCCCGGCGCAAGTGCAAAAACAACCGAAGAGCTTGTAGACGATGCCACCAACTTAAGACTAAGTTCTGCTGAAGAACTTATTAGCTACCTTGATTCTATCTACAGAGGTGAATCAGAAACTGCTGGATTTAGGCTTGAGTATGTTCTTAGAAATGCGCTTGAATATGGACCGTACGCTAAATTAGAAGCGCTCGCTAAGAGCCAAAACAAATCTGTAAAAGATTTGATTATAGACGCAGCAAGTGGAAATAAGAGTGTTATTAACGATCCTAAATTCTCCATATCTCCAGAAGCAGTAAAGCTAGACTTCTTTAGCTCTGAGGCTCGTTTCTCCGGACAAAACAATATTGTCAACGCAGAAAGAGCTCTTGTAAGAAAAAAGAATAGGACACCAGAGCAAGCGATCGCAGAAGAGTCAACGCTATCCGGTGCTCAAGAAAGCCTACTTAGACTAATAGGTGTCCCGGTTGGCACAGAGGAAAATCTTTTGATGCAGCTTCGCCGAGATGGTATACAAAAAATTGGAACGAAGCTAAGTAAGAATTTTGTACCACAAAGACTTCACCTTACACTTTCAGATATATTGCAAGCGGCAATTAGATCAGGCAAGGGAGCCGCTTTTGCTGCCATTCGCTACCCTGGCAGCAAATATCAAAACGTTATGCCTAGCAACATTGAATACGCATTTATGACATTGGCTAGATACAAGTCTCTTGGTCAGGAAATTAAGCCAGGGACCGAAGCGTGGGAGGCAATCAAAAAGAGTCTTAACGAAAACTACAATCTCCCCGACCCAACAGATGGTGTAATTACAAATAAAGACGTTGATGATTTCTTCATTCCAGCACTGCACCTTGACCCTAAACCAATAACCGTTGACGGTAAAGTAATAAATCTTAAAAAGATACCAGACCTAGATAAAAAAATTGACACTGTAATTCAGGCAATGGCCGACACCTCGGATGAGCTATTGTCAATCCACGCAACAAGGGCTGCTGCCGTAATGGCTTCTGAGGCTTCTGAGGCTATGCAAAAGAGTAGGGACTTTTTCCTTGAGTTGTTTGAGTTACTTAATGCTAGAACTAAGTTCCTAAGTGATCTTCCTAATCTAGTTAACGCATCTCCGGGGAACCCTACAAAACTTCTTGCGTCTGGTGTAGCGGCAAAGGGCGTCAGTGGATTAAATAAAATTACTGGTCTTATGAAATCGCTAATGGTTTCATCTGCAAAAACTGCTGGTACTTTTAAGGACGCCAAAACAGCAGACGAAGTAAAAGAACTCATTATCAACATGTTTATGAAAAAGCTTGTTGATGCTGAGGACAAGAACTTAATAGCAAAAATTGGGGACAATGCAACTGCACAGGTAGCTTCTTTTGTGGCGCATCAGTTCGATGAAGTTTATAAGGCTGCTAAAAAAGAAATTAAAATGACTGACGCTATGGGCGCTGCGAAGCGAACAGTGAAAGTAACACCTACTCAAAAGGCAAAGGGTAAAGACGCTAGAAGAAGATCAACTGCCGAAGAGTATCAAAAAGCAAGTTCTCTTGTTCCACAGACTTTAAAAGCACAGGAACCAAGACTTGCAGAAGAAATTGCAAACCCTGCACCGCTATCAGAAGAAGGTAGCAACATATCCTTTAACTTAGCGTCTGGTGATGAATTAGAAGACATCTTAACTGTAGCCATAGGCGAAGTTACCGATAATAGGATGAGCTCTCGCTTGATGACCGCAATGAGTGGTCGATTTGGAATTGGTCTTGGCGGAAAAACTATTATTGGTGGCGTTGAATACAAAAACATTACATCAAGTACACATTACTTTACTCTTTCACTAAAACGATTGGCCGAGAAGCACGGAGGTGACATAGCTAAAATTGATGATGCCTTTAAGCTTGTGCAGCAGTGGGGTAAGGAGATGTACCAAAACTTTGAAGCCGGAAGATCTGAGATTCCATTCTTACAGTGGGCGCAACCTGCAAAAGTTGGCAACGTTAATTTAGAAATTGCAGATGATCTATCGTTTATGGTAGACGCACTGTTTGGAGTAGATCCAACTGGAGTCCCAATGGGTGTGTTTAGCCAGAGCTTTAAGCAGCCTTATTTTGCAGATGAACTAAACAGAATTTTCTCTGTTAAAGGTTTCTTTGACATTGGTGAAGAGCAAGCGTTTAAGCTACCAAGCGATCTTGGCCCAATGGGTGTTAAGTATTCTTGGGCTAGAGCAGACGTTGGCACCCTTAAAGAAGGGGCTAAGGGTAAGCCGTTTAACTCTCTTACATTCTTAGCTAACTACGCACAATCTTTACATGCAGTACAGACTCGAATTGGTATTGGTCAAGCTTATAGCTCTGCTATGGGTAGAACCTTAAAGGAACTTAAAGATGAAGGGCTTACTCCTGCTGAAATAAGTAAGGGTTTTATAAAAATCGATCCTGAAGACGAGTTTGGTAAATTCCTTGATCCGGAAATGCTGTTTGATGCTAGTGAGCTTGAAAGAATGAAATACATCAAAAAGTATCTTACTTACGAACGTTCGTTTAGTAATGAAACCGTGCAAGAAGTAGTCAACATGGTTGACATGAT